CAGGATTTTCCATAAAATACTTTGCATTTGGAAACCAACTAAAAACTTCTAAAGTTTTATTTAATATTTCTACTCCCAATATTGCTTCTTTGGTTTTTGGAGTATGGTCTTCGTTCCAATGGTGACCAATTGATGCAACGGAAAAGTAAGTGCAAGGTGGAGATGCCCATATAATATCTGGATCACAAGTTATGTTTTGCTTTTTTAAATCTAAAATATCTATTACTAAATCAATGTCTTTGAAATTATTTATATCCACACTAAACACTTCACACCCCAAGCTTTCGGCTACTTTTCCAACTGACCTACTACCAGCAAATAATTCTAACAGTTTAATTTTATTTTTACAACGTGGCATTTACAACCCCTCTTTTTTTATGTTTAGTTCTAACTTCAATTTATCTATTTCGTGTTTCTGTTCGCTTATTTGCATCTGTAAACGCAAATTAGTTTTGCACTCTAAAATAAATTCTTCTTCTAACTGCATAAACACCAACTGAAATTCTGCTACATCTTCTAAACTTTCAAGCATCGAATCAATCAAATCGTGACGTTCTGGGTGCGTCTTTTGTAATTCTTCAATACTACTTGTAAACTTTATAATTGTAGTTTGTAGGTTTATCTTTGCTTTTAGTATATCTAAACTTTCCATTTATTCGTGTTTTTATAGTCCACAATAACCACTATCGCATTCGTCAAAGTCTTCAAAACTTAATTCTGTTTGTGGTGCAAACTGCATTATTTGTTTAAAATTAACATCTTTTCTAAAAGTGTTTGGTTTGTTTATTTCTTCTTGCTTTGCAAACCATTCTATTTTGTTAGGATGTTCTTGGTGCATCTTATTTAAGAATAATGGAGATCTATGAAAACAACCTACACAATTATTATAATAACCTGTAGGAAAATTAACATCCGTGTTTTTAGACCAATACGATTGAATTTGTTTATTGTCTATGCCGTTATCTATTAATGGAAAACTTGGCTTTCTCCATTCAACCATTCCCCATTTATTACGATTGTTTTTTTTATCAACTACTATTTTTATTTCTTCGTTACCGTTTTTGTTTAGTTTTGCCAACATATTTTGTTGCCTACGTTCTTCGCCTTTTCTAAAACCTATACGCATTTCACAAACTTCATTTATATTCTTTTTCCAGTATTCAAAAATCGGATACATTTTTAAGTGTGTTGTGCAATATCTTACCATTTGATTTGGCAAGTAATGACTACCATTTTTACCTTTATTCCAACTACCATTAATTATATCTTCAAAAGCTTCGCCTGTTATCCAATCAATATCAATCTTTTCTGACAAATCAAGCATTATCTTTATTATTGCATCTTGTTCTGTAGTTCCTACAAATTCACATCCTAATAAGTCACTTACGATTTGTCTTACTTTTGCATCTGGATATAAACACGAACTATCGTTAGTCCTAACTAAACTAAAAACATTGTAATCTGCTGGATAGTTTAAAGCAATATAGCTTGAACTTTTACCACCACTTAAACTATTAACTGTTTTCATCTTAATTTTTCTAAAGGGTTTACACCGTACAATTCAAAACCTAAACCACTATTAAACTCGCAAAAAATATAATCTTCTAAAAGTGTTTGTTCGCCACCTGTGTCACGGTCTTTAATTTTGTCAATGCTTACTAAAGTAACGTATTTCATTGTTTCGTGTTTAACTAATCTGTGAATCGTAATAAAGTCATCGCATCTATTTAAGAAACTTTTACCACCTTCAACGTAAGCTGCCATAGGTGGTTTTAAATGTCCATCCCACATATGACCCTTTGGAAACAAGTTACCTTGCCTACCACTTTCACTTGTTGGATGTGTACTTATGTATATTGTTTTTCCTGTTTCGTTTACAAATTGTCTTGCCATATTCAAAAACTTGTAGTTGCCTTCATAGCCATACTCACGGCTTAAACCTGTAAACGGATCAATTAAACAACAATCTGCATCCGTGTTTTTGAAAGCTTCTAAAAGTTCTTCTGGTGTGTATAGTCTTGAATTATCTATAAAGTCAAAGTATTGTTCCAAGTGTGTTGAGTAACTTCGTATTTGTGAATCGTGTAATTCTTTAAACGGCACTCCTGTATACATCTGAATCATATCACGCATAATTTGACCGTATTGGTTTTCCCCAGCCCATAAGCAAAACTTTAAATCGTGCTTAAGTGCAAGTGTTAAAAAGTACCAAAACACGAAATAAGATTTACCTACGTTATCGTGACCAAGTATGATGTTAAGTTGTTTAGGTTTAAATACTACAAATTCATCTAACTTACAACCAATAGGCAACCCTTGTTTTATTCTTCCGTGTTTATAATCTAATAAATATTTTGTGTGTATTCCTTTACTTAACATAACCGTGCTTCTTTGCTTGTGCCACCAATTTATCTTCTACTTTTTTTGGTTCTTTCTTTAACCAATTCTTACAAGTCAAATATAACGATTTGTATTTGTTGTTGTTTTTAAAGTTCTCTATGCTATCTAAACACGAATCAATAACACTTTTATCGTATTCAGCTTCTAATTTATTAAACTGATCTACACTCATAGACAAATGAGCGAAGCTCCTATATATATCTTTCTCATTATCATTATCATTATCATTATCGGTTATTTTTGTTATCGGTTTATAACACTTGTTATCTTTGTTATCTTTTCCCCATCGTTTTGCCATACCTTTTTTACCAGCTTCGCTTTTCTTTTTGCACATCTTTTCGTAAGTTTTTAAATCACGCTTTAAGTTTTGTTTAATTGGTTCAAAACAAACCTGTAGTAGTATGTCATCGGTTTCTGGATTTAAGTCGTTTACATACTCTAAAACGTGTTTAAATAGCTTTCCAGCTTGATCATCGTTTAACTTTTGTACGGTGTGTATTAAATCACAATACAATAAAAAGCTTTTCTTGTTTTCTGCCATAAATTAAGGTATAAAAAAAAGTGTAACGCTTTCGGTGGGTAGGAACACTTACTAACGTCACACTTAAAAAAATTCGATTGTCCTACCAACTCCACAAATATATTAAATTAATTCCTTATAAAGTTCTTTTTCTGTTCTTCCTTTTATAATTTCTAAATCTCTTATTGTAGTAGCTTTTAGAATATCACGTTTCAAATTGTATTCGTGTTTATGTAGCTTAAACTTGCCATCGTAATCGGCTATGTCAAGCAATAAGAACGCATCTGCCGTCTGTTTAAGGTTTTCATAGCGTTTTATACCGTGCATAACTGTAGCGTGGTTTAAATCGAATAATTCAGCTATACGGCTATAAGTTACACCAGCGTTTCTTAAAAGATTAAACAGGTACATTCTTCGGTGTGTATAGTATGGCTTTCTACATTTAGATTTTAGTCCGTCTTTTCGTATGTGATGTTTCACTTTTCTAATTAAGTCTTCCATAAAGCCAACTGATTATAAGCGTATAAATATATTCAAAAAATTTCTTCATACTTTTTCGATGTTTATAATCAACTTTTCCCATAAGCCAAAAGCTTTAATTGCTTCTTGCCAATCGTCTGCTTGAACGTATTTAATAGCGTGGCACATTTCAGCACTTGTGTCGCTGCCTTTGTAATATTTGTATAGTATTTTATAAGTGTTCATATCTTCGTCTTTTTGTATTAAGTAATTACAATATAGTTCTTCGTTAAAATTATCCCAGAACTCTAATTTAAGTGCTTCCATTGTCATCATTCGCCTTGTTGTTTTATACGGTTTAATCTTGCGATATCTTTGTTCGTGTTTACGTCTTTAGAAACATCACCAGTAAGTTTGCTTTTTAGTCGGTGTATTTCTTGGTTGATCGCTTTGTCTTTTTCATCTACGGTAAATCCGTTTTTTTCAAGTAGCTGCTTTGCCTCTTGAATCTTCTGTTGTTGCTTTCGATAATAATCAAAAATTTGATTGTTTATACTCATTGGTTTTTGTTTTTATTATATATTATTTTTTCGTCTTTACTTAAAGTTTCGTAATTGTATTTTTTAATCTGTAGCATTTCTAATTCTGTTTGGTAATATGGTTCGTCTTTATGTCCCATAACTTTGTTGTGTACATTTAAAACTCTACGCACTACACTTTTACTATTGCCTATTTTATGCGTTGTATATGTTATGCGTATGTCTTTCACACTATATTTAGTTGTTGCTCTAAAGCCGTGCATAAATCTTGGTCGTTGTAATAAATTACACCAGCACAAAGTAAAGTTTCGCATTTAACGTGATAATAAATTGTGTCACTTTCTGCATACGTTATATCATCTGTAAAGCTATTGTAGCTAACTGGATATTGTTCCGAACCTATTTCTACTTCTATTTCTACTTGGCAAGGTATGTCGTTTATTGTAAAGCTCACGATGTCATCTTCTCTGTGGTCTATTTGTATTTCGTAACTCATAGCGTTATAATTTTCATCACTAAATAATATCCTATCCATACTGCCCACAAAAACACGAATCCTGTAATCAATTCTCTTTTTGCTTCTTTTCTTTCTTGCTTGTTCATAATCTATTTATTTAAGTGTTAAAACTAATTTTCCAAACCTTTCATTAAGTCTTGCAATACATCTTGTAAAAATGTCTATATCGTGGTCATTAATGTTTCTAATTGATTGCTCAACTTGACCAACACCAAATTCATTCGACCATTGCTTTTCGTCTATAAGGTTTTCGTAGTGCTTAATGTACTCATCAATTTGTGTAAGTGTTTCTAATTTTTCTAAACGTGTCATTTTTTGTTTTTAATTAATTTGTATAAACAAATCTAATCATAATTTTCTATTAATTAACAATATTATACTACTTTTCAACAAAAAAAGTTACAATTATTTATAACGTGCTATAAAACAACAAGTTAAGTAATTAAAATAAATGTGTTAATCTGGCTACTTGTCCGTTTTCTTTGTGGTGTATGAAGCCCTCAACTGCTTTAGGTGCGTGTTGATAGCCCTTTTTATGATGCCAAGAATCTGTACCACTTGGCGAACGTAAGCTTTCAACGGTTACTCCGATGTAGTCCTTGCTTGTTTTGTGGTGAACGTGGTGTGTATAAACGTATCTATAACGTGTTTCAGACCATTCAACCGGAAACTCTTGCGCCATAAGCAACGGCAAATCTTGGTGTTTAGCACCGTCACCGTGTGTAGTTCCTATTAAGTTCTTTCCGTATTTATAACCTTTACGATGTGCAATTGAACAATCGAAGCTTATATTCTCGCAGTTTCTAAAATACGTTTTTATAACGTCTGCTAAAAAGAACCCTGTTTGGTAGTCGTGGTTACTTGGATTGAACGTAAAGTGAACGTCTGCTACTGAAATAAGCTGCATAAGAATATCTACATATAGTTTTTTAGCTATTAAGAAATTACTATACCACATTCCATCGGTGTCTTGTGGTGTGCCACCAGTTGTGTTTCTCGTAGGTGTGTCTATGTGAAGAATATCGTTACCCCCTATAAACAAAATCTTTTCTATTGGAAAACCTTTGGCTTTATTTAAGATGCCTTGTACTCCGTCTTTTACTCGTTTAACGGCTATTTGGTTGTTATAGTCTTCGCCTGTTTCAAAGCTATCTGCAAGTTTGCCAATGTGTATGTCTGCTGGATCAATAACAAGTAAATACTCTTTGTTTTTTTCTTGTCGCACTAACTTTGGAAACTTCGGTGCAAACTCTTTTAATTCTTCTACAAGTTTCTTGCTTAATTCTTCAAGCTTGTTTTCTGCTTCGTCTTTATGTAATGGGTTCTTAAAAAATAAACTTGCTTGTTTGGTTTTAAGCCAACCGTGCTTAACACTTTGAACGTCTACACCAGCTTCTTGTGAAGCTGCTTTTAAACCTCTGTATTTGAATAGTATTTCTGCTTCGTCTGGTGTTAGTCTATACCTCTTATTTGTCATAAGTATTTATTTACCAGCTTCGTACCGAACCAACCTACAAGAAAAACACAAGCAACAAAAATAAGCATACCCCAATAGTTCGGCTTCTTGTTTATTTTGGCATCTGCTTTTGCTCTTTGCACTTCTACTCTTGTGATCATTTTTATAGTGTCGCGTTTTAGCTTGTATTCTATTCGTGTTTCTAAACGTGTTTGTGGCACATAAACATTCTTATACATCACTATTGTATCTTTTGAACTAAAGAACTTTTCGTATACAATTGTGTCGTGTTTTATTACAGGCACAGAATCTATTGTGCTAATTCTTATCGTGTCGCTTGTTTTAAGCTCTTCTAAACCCTTTTTAAGTGCTTTGTTATAGTGATACTTCGCAGAGCAAGAATAAAGCCCTACAATCAAAAATAAACTAAATAATCGCATATTCTGTTTTTACATCGAAACACGGACAAGCTTTATTTGCATATTCGTTGTGACCGTGAATAGTCATATCTTGGTTATATTTATAGATTAATTCTTGTATTAATTTAATTAAGCTATCTTTTTGCTCCTTTGTCCTTGTGTCTTTAGGGTGCTTCATATCTTTAGTCATTCCACCAACATAGGCAAGTCCGATGCTACCTTTATTTTGATAGGCACAATGCGCACCTGTCTTTGTAATAGGTCTTCCAACTTCTATAAAGCCGTCTAAATGTATTAAGTAGTGATAGCCAATATCGTTAAAGCCTCTTGCTAAATGCCATCTTCTAACGTCTTGTACATCGTGGTGACGTTTTTGGGGGGTAGCAGTGCAGTGAATTATGATTTTATTTATCTTTCTCATTAATGTTTTTAAAGTCGCTTGTTACTTCTTTTGCTCTTGCAAATAAGTTTTTAAGTGAAGCCCACAAGTCAATTCCTTTTACTGCTTTGTAGTTTTCATTAATAGAAACGATTTCTACAGAAACAAGAACCAAAGCAAGTATTTTAGTAGTAAGCAACTCAATACTAAAAAAGGTCATTACAATATCATTCAATAAGTAAAAGTCCATTAAATAAAATAGCATTACGGTAGCTTCGTATAAAAGCACTTTAGAAATGATTGCCGATAGTCTACGGCTTGTTACTTTAGTTTTCGTTTTTTTGGCTTTCCAAATTCCTGTGATCGTATCGAACACAATACAAAAAAAGATTAAAATTAATATGCCATAAATAGGCAAAAAGAAGCTGCTGACAACAGTTAATAGTTCCATTGAATATAGTTTAGTTTTAGTAATCAGCAAAAGTAACTGTTCTTTCATTGTTCAAGTTGTTCTACAAGCATATAAGTTA